TCAAAGAAGAAGTGAGGGTGCTATGGCCAAGATGAGTGTTGAAAACGTAATCAAACGCGCTAGTCTGGCCGCATCCAAGAAGGACGAGTGGCGCACAATCTATCAGGAGTGCTACGAATACGCACTTCCACAGCGCAATCTCTATGACGGAAACTACGAAGGCGGCGTTCCGGGTCAGAAGAAGATGCAGAAGGTCTATGACTCGACTGCCATCCATTCGACTCAACGGTTTGCCAATCGTATCCAATCAAGCCTGTTCCCTCCCTACCGCGCTTGGTGTCGTCTTCAGGCTGGTAACGGAATCCCGATGCAACGCCGCGCAGAGGTCCAGACTGTTCTGGATTTCTACAATGAGCGGATGTTCAACATCCTGCGTCAAACGAACTTTGACTTGTCGATGTCAGAGTTCTTGCTTGATCTGGCCGTTGGCACAGCGATCATGCTCATCCAGCCGGGTGACGAGAAGGCTCCGATTCGCTTTACGGCGGTTCCGCAATATCTCGTATCACTGGAAGAAGGGCCGCACGGCACGGTCGATAACGTCTATCGCAAGATGAAGATGAAGGGCGATGCCATCTCATTGCAATGGCCGGATGCCAACATCTCTCCAATATTGCAGCAACAAATCGACCGGAAGCCAACTGATGATGTCGAGTTGCTAGAAGCAACCGTATTCAACAAGGATACGGGTAGCTACTGCTATTACGTGATCCATGAGAAGCTGAAGATCATGCTCGTTTACCGCGAGATGAAGGTTTCTCCGTGGATCGTAACCCGTTACATGAAGGTTGCAGGGGAAGTTTACGGTCGTGGCCCGTTGATCACGGCTATGCCGGACGTAAAAACCCTGAATAAGACGCTAGAACTGGTCCTGAAGAACGCTTCTTTGGCCGTTTCGGGTGTTTATACAGCGGCAGATGACGGGGTAATCAACCCTCAGAACGTCAAAATCCAACCCGGTGCGATCATTCCGGTAGCCCGTAACGGTGGACCGCAGGGCCCAAGCCTGACACCTTTGCCTAAGTCGGCTGATTTCAACGTCGCGCAACTCGTAATCAACGATATGCGTATGAATATCAAGAAGATGCTGCTTGATGATACGTTGCCACCTGACAATATGTCAGCCAGATCAGCAACTGAAGTGGTCCAGCGTCGTAATGAATTGGCCCAAAACCTCGGTGCTGCCTTTGGCCGCTTGATTACCGAGGCAATGGTTCCGATTGTCAGCCGTATTCTGTTCATTATGGACCAGAACGGTGACATCGACTTGCCGCTGAAGATCAATGGCGAGGAAGTTAAGATCGTCCCGATCTCCCCGCTGGCTCAAGCGCAGAATATGGAAGAACTGAACGATGTTATGCAGTTCGTTCAGATCGTCGCTGGCATGGGTCCAGAGGCCATGATGACCATCAAGAAGGATGAGATCATCGACTTCGTGGCTGAACGTCTCGGTGTTCCGGGTAAACTCCTTACTACGCCGGAAGAGCGTGAACAGATTGCCCAACAATATGGACAGATGCAGGCAATGGCCCAACAGCAACAGGCTCAGGCCGCAGCACCACAGGGCGCTGGCAACCAAGAAGCATTGATGAGGAGTCTTCAGTAATGCCTAATTATGGAAAACGTGCTGACAATACGGAAAAAGGCAGTGGTTACTTTGGCGAATTAAAGCGTCCAGACGGCGGCATTTCTACAGAACTGTCGATGGGTATAATGATTGATAATAAAGAGACAGAAGTGCCGTTGCTTGTTCCAACGCTTACAAAAAAGGAAGTCAACCTGCTCTTAGCATTGGACCCTAAAGATAAGACATTTTTTCAAAAGATACCTGAAAGCATTATTAAAAAAGCGGTTGATTTTGCTAACTATCGGATAAGTCAAAACAAATCTCCGTTTGCCTCCGAAGATGAACGCTACCCATTAGGGGAGTAATCTGTGACAGAACCAAATAAACAGAAGGATTTGGACACCCTTTACGCTCTGGTGTTCACTTCCGAAGCTGGCGCTAAAGTATTGGCTGACTTAGAAAATCGGTTTCTCGAACAACCGACTTGGTTCCCGGGAGACGAAGCGTCTCATGGCTTCCATAGAGAAGGCCAAAATAGCGTCGTTCGGCTTATCAAAGAGCGGATCAAACGTGCGAGGACTTAATGACAGAAGAACAGACAACTCAGGCCGGAGAGGGCTCTGCCCAAACCGACAACCAGAGCCTGTTAGCTCCTGAAGCAACGGTAACTGAAACAAAAACTGAAGTCGAAATCCAACATCGGGAACTCACCGAAGAGGAAAAAGCGGCTCAAGCACCAGAAGAAGACGAAAAACTGGAACGCCCAGACTTTTGGCCGGAGAATTTCTGGTCAGATGCTGACGGTCCAGACGTTGAGGCGCTTGCCAAGTCCTACAATGAGTTAAGAACCAAGTTCTCTCAGGGTCAACACAAGGCTCCGAAGGACGGTAAATACAATCTTGAAGCGTTCAAGGCTGCCAATGTGCCGGATGATGACCCTGTTTTGGTCAATTATCTGGCTACGGCTAAGGAACTCGGTCTGTCTCAGGATGCTTTCGAGAAGATCGCCAAGTCCTACCTTGATAACGTCTCCGGTGCTATGGAGCAGATGAAAGTAAGCCGCGAGGCTGAACTCAAGAAGCTCGGCAACCGTGCAGACGAGATCATCAAGGCCAATAACCAGTGGCTTGGTAAGTTGGGTCGGTCGATCCTGAACGAAGCAGAACTCAATGCCGTAGCCCAAGCGTCTACAAGCGCCGCTTTTGTGTCGGCTTTGAACAAGATTCGTCAAGCCTCTGGCGAAATGGCTATCCCAACTAGCGGTATGATCGAAGAGCAAGGCGTATCTAAAGATGACTTATACGCAATGGTCGGCGACCCGCGTTACGGAAAAGACATGGCTTTCACCCGCAAGGTTGAGAAGATGTTTGCTCAGGCAATTCCGGGTTAATTTGACAGAATTGGGCGGGTGATTTATTTATTCACCCGTCCGATAACCGTAAGGCCGGATATTTCTGGTTGGGGAACCATAAAATCCCAAGTGAACGGCCCGACAGGATAACCGTTGCGTGAGTAAACCTTAACCTCGAACGGAGCAATACAATGGCACAGCTTATCTCCAATGCCTTTGTCACGCTGTTCGACGCGGAAGTAAAGCAAGCCTATCAAGCGTCACGCGCTTTGGCTGGCCTCGTCCGTGAGCGCAACGGTGTCGAAGGTTCTACAGTAAAGTTCCCGAAAATCGGCAAGGGCTCGGCTACGATCCGCGTTCCTCAGACCGATGTTTCGCCGCTTAACGTCAGCTATTCACAGGTCACGGCAACGATGGCCGATTGGAATGCTGCCGAATACAGCGACATCTTCCATCAGGCAAAGGTCAACTTCGACGAACGCCGCGAACTCGTTTCGGTCGTGTCGAGCGCGATTGGCCGCCGTATGGACCAGATCCTCCTCGATGCTCTCGCAGCTTCCAGCACCTCGCTGACAGTTGCAAACAGCGTCGGTGGCGCAACCACCAACCTCAATGTGGCAAAACTCCGCCGCGCCAAGAAGTTGCTTGATCAGAACAACGTCCCAATGGAAGGCCGTTGCATGGTCATCTCGGCTTCGGGCCTCGAAGGTTTGCTCGGTGAAACCCAGACGACCTCGGCTGATTTCAACTCAGTCCGTGCGCTCGTTTCTGGCGACATCGACACCTTCCTCGGCTTCAAGTTCGTCACCATCGGTGACCGCTCAGAAGGCGGCCTCCCGATTGATGGCTCACTTGACCGCACATGCTATGCGTTCCACCGTGACGCAGTCGGCATGGGCATCGGCATGAACCAGCGCACAGAGATCAACTATGTCCCTGAAAAGACATCGTTCCTTGTGAACAGCATGTTCTCTGCTGGTGCAGTCGCCATTGACGACGAAGGCATCGTCAAGATCACCTGCCGCGAATCGTGAGAAGGAGACTGAACTATGGCTTTTGATTCTGCTGGCTGGAACACCATCGCGGCTAACAAGGCGGGAAATGCTCCCTCTTTGTATAGCTATAAGTCTGCCGACACTCAGGCAACAATGAACACGGCTGCATACTTCAACGCAGTCGCGTCCATCGTGAAGGTCGGTGACGTTCTGTTCCTCTACGACACAACGACCCCGTCGCTTGTGATCTCGTATGTGAACTCAAACAATGGCACGACCGTTGACATCGCTGACGGCACGACCATTTCAGCTACCGACACCGACTAATCGGCCCGGTAACTGACGAAATTGAGAGCCTCGACCTAGAAATGGGCCGGGGCTTTCTTCTTTAAGTCATTTGGAATATATATATTTTCGTAATGGAGTCCTGAAATGGCTACAGGCGATACCAAACTGAAAATTTGTAACGATGCCCTGATTATGCTCGGCACGAACATTATTACATCTTTCTCGGATGGTTCATCGGCAGCTCAGATCACAGATCGGCTCTATGACGATGTGAAGGTTATGTTGCTGACCATGTATCCGTGGTCATTCTCTATGAAGAAGCAACAACTTGCCAAGCTCGAAACCACTCCGGTCACAGAGTGGAAATATGAGTTTGCGCTTCCCGGCGACCTGATTGCTGGTGCTAGGGCGCTGTTCATCACGACATCTTCCGGTGGCCGTCCTGTCACCGAGTGGGAAAAGATTGGCTCAAAGATTCAGACCAACTACTCATCTATCTGGATAGATTACCAGTATGATGTGTCTGAGGATGCGCTGCCGCAGTATTTTGTTCAGCTTCTTAAATATTTCCTGTGCTGGCATTTTGCCGAGCCAGTGACAGATCAGATCAGCAAATCACAGTATTGGATGGGCATGGCTGTCGGTGGTCCAATCGACAATGGTCGTGGCGGCTTTTTCCGTCAGGCTACAATGATTGATGCTCAGAACCAGCCAAACCAATATATTGAGGACTACTCTCTTGTTCATGTGAGGTATTGATGAAGATTGTCAATATCCAAACGAACTTCACGGTTGGAGAGGTTGACCCGCTATTGCGTGGTCGTATCGACCTTAATCAATATTTCTCAGCATTAAAGACCGCTCAAAACGTAGTCGTCATCCCGCAGGGTGGTGTGCGCCGTCGTCCGGGTTTGAAGTTCATCTATGATCTTCCGGCCAGTGCCGCGAATGGTGTCTCGCTTATCCCGTTCGAGTTCTCGGTTGCTGACTCTTATATGTTCGCAGTCGTCGATCAGCGCATCTACATCTTCAAGAACGGTGTGCTGGTTACGAACATCAACGGTTCTGGCAATCCATATCTGGCCGCATCGACACTGACATCAGCCATTCTGCCAAACCTGAAATATGCTCAGTCGGCAGACACAATGATCTTTGTGCATGAGGACTTAGCCCCATTGAAGCTGGTCCGTGGGGCTACCGATGCCTCTTGGACACTCAGCACAATCTCATTCAACTATATCCCGCATTATGCTTTCACAATAACGACAAGTAGCCCATCGACAACTTTGACTCCGTCTGCATCGACAGGGTTCATCGAATTAACTTGCGCTGGCGGCACATTCGTTTCGACAGATGTTGAGCAATATATCAACGTCAAGGATGGTTACGGTTATGGCCGCGCTCGTATTGTTACCTATGTCAGCACGACAAAAGTTAAAGCTCAGGTAGAAATCCCGTTTAGCCAGACATCGGCGTATGCTTCCGGTGAATGGGAGATCGAGCGTGGTTATGAGCATAGCTGGTCAGCAACCCGTGGTTGGCCGCGTAGTGTGACATTCCACGAAGGTCGCCTATTCTTTGGTGGATCAAAAACCAGACCATCAACTCTCTGGGGTAGCCGTGTCGGTGATGTCTTCAACTTTGATAAACAAGCAAGCAATGATGACGATGGCTTGGAAGCCACACTCGATGTCGATCAGTTCAATGCTATCGTAGATATTTACTCTGGCCGCGATCTACAAATCTTTACCACTGGCGCAGAATTCTATGTCCCGCAGGGGCTTGGTGATCCATTAACGCCGACGCAGTTCGTCGTTCGTGTCGCAACTCGTAACGGTATGCTTGCTGGTGTGTCTCCTGTCGGTCTGGAAGCCGGAACACTATACGTCCAGCGTGGCGGTAAGACCGTAAAAGAGTTCATTTATACGGATGCTCAGGCGACCTATATCTCGAACAATATCTCGGTTCTGTCCGGTCATCTGATCAATACACCAGTTGATCTTGCGCTACGCAGAGCTACGGATACTGACGAAGCCGATTTGCTCATGCTCGTAAACAGCGACGGGTCATTCACGGCATACTCGGTTCTTCGGTCTCAGGACATCATTGCACCGAGCAAGTTTACAACGGACGGTCTATTTAAGGCTGTCGCAGTCGATGTCGATACGATCTATGTCGTTGTGCAACGCACAATTAACGGCACGACTAAATACCATGTAGAGCAATTTGATCGTGATCTCACATTAGATAATGCCGTCACTGGTGGTGCGGCTGCAAACGTCACGGCTACCAATCTGGCTGCGAAGACGGTCAAGGTCATCGCTGACGGTGTTATGCTGTCAGACGAAACGGCAAGCAGCGGTGGCCTAATTACATTCGACCGTGCGTCTGCAACGTCTTTTGTCGTCGGGACTGATTATACGGTAACGATTGCAACAATGCCGATTGAGCCACGGATACAAACTGGCAACCTTCGTGGCTATAAAAAGCGCATCATCGAAGTTGAGGCAGAGTTCTATCAGACGCAAAACGCTTCAATCGGTGGAGTCGAAATTCCATTTAGAACATTTGATACCAATGTCCTTGATGCTCCGGTAGCTGAGTTTACAGGTCTGAAGCGTGTTGGTCCGTTGCTCGGATACGATTACGAAGGCTCGGTAACTGTAACCCAGACTGCGCCACTCAAGATGACATTGCTGTTCCTAGATTATCGCGTAAGCGTTCCAACGGGGTAAAACAATGGGGTTTAGTGTTCCAATCCTTATGGCCGCTGCATCTTCAGCCGTTAGTGCTGTAGGAGCGATTGCCGCTGGTGAGTCGCAAAGACAGACTGCCTATGCACAGGCTCGACAAGCAGAGTTACAGGCCAAGTCAGATGCGTTGAAATATAAGCAGCAAGGCATTGCCGTTCTTGAGAAGACATTAGCTACCGCTGCTACAATCCGCGCCCGTGCTGCCGCTGGTAGCGTTGATCCGTTTGGCGGTTCGGCTCTTGCATTAACTCAATATGCGTTCGGTAAGGGCGTAGAAGAAAAGATCATGACCGAAGACAACGCACAGATCGCGTTGCTCGGGGGTCAGATCAATGCGTCTGAAATGCGCCGTCAGGGTGATGCTGCCGCTCAAGCCGGATACATCAAGGCGTTTGGCACATTGCTATCGACTGGCGCTCAGATTCAAGGCATTGGTTGGCAGCCTACAGGTCTTGGATCATCTTCACTAAATCTCAATTCAACTGGCGCTAATGTTCTAAAGCGCGGCGTTTATTACGGCGACTAAGGGGTTAGATAATGGCCATTATGCCACGATATACATCTAGCGACATTGCGGTAGCTACACCGCAGGGCCAGTTCCGTGATGTGTCTGCGCCATTCGATCAGTTGTCTGCTCAAATGAACCGTATGACTTCTTTTTATTTACAAGAAGCAGAACAACAAGCAGTAATAGAAGGTCAAAAATACGGTGCTGAAACTGCTCCATCGGCTGAACAATTAGTTGAAGCGTATAAGTCTGGCACTCCATTAGAAACGACAACGGATGCAACGACAGTATTTGGCCGCGCGGCGATGAAAGCGCAGCAAGAAGTTGTTCGCACAAATATGTATTACGCAAGTCATACAGAGCTGACAAAGATTGCCAATCAAATTGAAACTGGCCAGCTTTCACCTGATGCTGGGTTAAAAAGCATGAATGCCATGATTGATGGCTTTTCTGGCGCTGTGCAACAGATTGACCCAGTTGAATCGCAAAAGATTAAAGCAGAACTAGCATATAAGGCTAATACGCAATATCTATCTGCTACAAAAAGACTTGCTGCAAATTCTATTAAAGAGGCGCAAGTTGCGACTGCAAAAGAAATTGATGCAAGAACACAATCAATAGCTTCAATTCTTGCCGCTGGTGATAGATATGATCCTACATCTGGCAAGATAACATCTGTTAATGAGTTAATTGCATTAGAGTATCAAAAGGTAGATCAACTTGGCTCTAAAATATCTAGGCCTATTAGAGAACAAGCATTGCAAAACTTTCAAAAAGTTCTGGTAGATGCTCGTAAAGACTACGTGACAAACATTGCTTTATCTTTTGCTACTGATGAAGATAGGGAAACGTATCTCAAAACTCTTAATGATTATAAAACTGGTAAATCAACTGGGAATAAGACGCTTGATTCTGTTTTAGGGGCCATGCAACCAGATCAATTTATTGCTGCGGTTAAGACAGTTAGAGAGTTAAATACTTTTGCTGAAGCAGACAATAAGCGCATTGTTGAAGCTGAAGAGGCAAAGAAAAAGGCTGCATATAATGTAACACGAAATGATCTGTTTACTAGGCTTACAAATATGGAAGCCGGAGACACTTCGAGTATTGTAACTATTGCCGATATTCAAGCCGCAAATCTTCCTACATTTGGCGAAGGAAGCAAAGAGACATTTCGTATTTTGTTAAACAATATCAATAAGAAAGATACGAAACCAGACGCAGCTTCATATTTAGAAATAACCACCAAGATTCAGTCTGGTGAAATTGTGTCAACTGATCAGCTTGAGCCATACGTTCGTTCTGGCAAGATTGGTATATCGGAAATCAATACATTAAGAACACTCATTGATAACCCAGATAAACTTGAAACAAAGCAGATTACTCAATTTATCAATAGCGCAAAGAATGTGATTATTGGGAAGAATGAGTTTGGCGTTGAAGACCCGTTAGCTCAAGATCAATTTCTTGCATTTACATATCAATTTGACAGAAAATATAAAGAAGGGATTGCAAAGGGCTTGACGCCCAATCAACTCCTTGACCCGACTCAGAATACTTCTTTGTGGCCGATGGTAAGCACTTACAAGCGTTCATTGTCTGAAATTATTAAAAGTCAGGCAGCAGAGATGATGCGTGAATCTGGAAAGGCTGCCGAAATACCAAGCCTTACGCAAGACGAAATTGCAAAGCTACCGTCTGGGCAGGGAATTAAGTTTATTGCTAAAGACGATCCGAAGAAGATTGTAAGGACTAAACCATAATGGCTGAGTGGTATGATCAATATGCTCCTGCAAATGAAGCCGTAGAAGCTGAGAAGCCGTGGTATGAAAACTATGCCCCTACAGAGGGTATAGCAGCGCCAGTTCCGCAACTTGATCAGTTTACAGAGCAGCTTAAAAAGACGATTGAAAACTCTGGCAAAAAGCCACTGACAATCCTTGATGCGCTTGATGCTGGATTTGGTATGTCTGTTACTGGACTTATGACCAGAAACGCATTGCCAGACAGACAAGTTTCTCCAGATGACCCGGCAGCAAGCCGTATTGCTTTCTCCCTCGGTCAAGCCGTTGGTGATTTCCCAGCGATGGTTGCTGGTGCTTGGTATGGTTCTGAATTAGGCGCTGAAGTCGCTGGGCCAACCGGACAAATGCTCGGTGCTGGTGGCGGTGCTTTTGCCGTTCCAGAAATCATTAGGAACGCATATATTCAGAATCTGCAAAAGGGTAACATTAAGAATTGGGACGATTACTGGGGTCGTTTTTCGGCAACGGCAATCGCGGGAAGCAAAGCATTCGTAGTAGGTGCTGGATCAGTTGGTGCTGGCGCAACGACTAAAATGGCAACGCAAGCCGCTGGGCCAGTTATTTCAGACCTTGCCGGAACATCGGCAGAAATCGCAGCAATGGCTGTTCTTGGTCGAACCATTGAAGGCGAAATGCCTACTATGCAAGACTTCACCGATGCGGCTATTGTGGTTGGCGGGGTGAAAGGCGCACAATTTACAGCGTCAAAATTGATGAATATTTATTCTCGCACAGGCGTAAAACCGGATCAGGTTGTTCAACTTACATCTGACAACCCAATATTAAAAGCTGAGATTGTTTCAAAGTCTAACGATATACCATCAACATTTGAAAGCATGATCAATGAATCAATGCTTCCAGAAATAATGAGGAAAAATAAAAAAGTAATAGCCGATCTTCAATCAACCTCGGCACCAAAAGATTTTGGCGGGAATCAAACTGTAGCTAAAGTAGAAGTTTTACGCCCAGAAAATATTGAGCCGCTTAAAATAGAAGAGCCTAAGCCATCGTCTGATGCTACTAAAAATATTCTTGATAGGATTGGAGAACCTGAGCGTAACACGTTCAATTATGACGCAATGAAGGATAGCTTTATTACGTCTGTTGTAGATAAATACCATCCAATATTAAAGATAACAAAACTTCTTGAAGGCGAAAAACTTGCTACGCTAGATAACCCGTATGAGCTGGCTCGGCTCACGGCTGGGAACTTTGGCCGCGCTGACCAATTTCTCAAATACGGCACCTATGATTTCAATACATTGCAAACAAACGGTAAGTCTCTACTTGATTTGATTAAGCCAATTAAGGCTGAATTTGATGATTTTAAAGCATACGCTATTGCTCGTCGTGCTGAAGAGCTTTCTACCCGTGGTATTGAAACTGGCTTTAAACCAGAAGATACGTCTAAAGTATTAAAGCAGTTTTCTGATAATGCTAAATTCAAACAAGCATTTGATGATCTCGTTCAATATCAGAATAACATTTCAAAATATATGAAGGACTCTGGTGTTATTGATGAAAAGACATACCAGCAAATGCTGGAAGTCAACCAATCATATTTGCCGATGTATCGGTTCTTTGATGAGAAAGGCAAGCCGCAAAGCGTTCGTGGCCTTAATGTAAGAAACCCGATTAAGAAGATTAAAGGCTCTGAGCTTAAAATTGTTGACCCAATCGAATCAATCGTAAAAAATACTTATCTTTATATAGACATTGCAGAAAAGAACAGAGTTCTGTCATCTCTTGTAAACCTTGCTGAATCATCGGCGCGATCCGATTTGATAGAAAAGGTCTCTGCAAAAGCAAAAGTAACTAATGTTGATACTGGAGAGATTAAAAAGTTTTTAGCTGATCACGGTATTTCTATCGACAATATGCCAGAAGAAACGATGTCTGTATTTAGGCGCGGGTGGCAGACCCTTGCGGCAGATGAATTTGCCGTTTTTAGGGATGGCAAGCGTGAAGTCTACAAGGCTGACCCAGAGTTAATTGACTCTATTCGACAAATGGACGCATCAACAGCAAGCCTGTTTACTAAAATTATTGGCGCTCCGGCAAGATTCCTTCGAGCTGGTGTAACGCTTTCTCCCGATTTTATGGCACGTAACGCTATAAGAGACCAAATGGTAGCCTTTATACAGGGCAATGGGTATTTGCCAATATATCATGCAATGTCTGGAGTTGGCTCACTCCTTAAAAAGGACGCAGCATACCAAGATTGGTTAAAATCTGGCGGCGCTAATGCGGCAATGGTCGCAATGGACCGTGATTATATTAAGAAGAACATCTTAAAATTGAATGAAGAAACAAAATTTATAGATGCTGCGTTTAACGTGATGAAAAGCCCGATTGAGCTTTTACGCGTTACAAGCGAAGTAATCGAAAACGCTACACGCTTGGGGCAATTTAAGGCATTGGCAAAACCCGGCGATACCCCTTCTGAAGTCTTTCAAAGAGGGCTTTCCTCCAGAGAGGTTACAGTAGACTTTGCTCGCGAAGGGTCAAAATTAAAGAGTTTGTCAATGATCACCGCGTTCCTTAATGCGCGTGTTCAGGGCATGGATCGTCTGATCCGTCAGGTTAAGACGAAGCCATTTGAAACGGCGGCAAAGGGTATAATCTCTGTCACGGTCCCTTCAATGTATTTGTGGTGGGATGCATACTCGGATGAAACCCCGACAAGACTCCCAGATGGGACAATAACCACACGCGGCGCAATCTATCGCGACCTCCCAGCTTGGCAGAAAAACGTGTTCTGGATCATTATGACCGGAACGGATGAGGATTTAACGATCTTCAGAATACCAAAACCATTTGAATACGGCCTTGTTTTTGGCTCATTGCCAGAAAGAATCATGGAGAGCTGGGTAGAAAAAGACCCGAAGGCGTTAAAGGACTTTGGTAAAACATTAGCCGAAAGTCTACTGATTGACGTTGTTCCTACAATAGCTGTCCCTCAAATCGAGCAATTTGCTAATCGCTCATTCTTTACTGGTCGGCCCATTGTTTCGGCATCAGATGAGAAAATCTTGCCAGAATTTCAATATAATGAATACACAACCGAAACGGCCAAATTGCTTGCTAAGGGTATCAGAACGCTTCCTTGGATGGACCGCGCTCCACAAGGGCTTAGCATCCAATCACCTATGGTTGTAGATAATTACATCCGGCAATGGACCGGGTCTCTCGGGCCTCAAATTATCTCAGTAATGGAAAATAGTTTGGCCCAAGCTGGCATAATTGCTGATAAAAATCTTCCAGAAAAGCCAATCGAATCTTTGCCTTTTGTTAAGGCATTTTTGATTCGTTACCCGCAAGCTATGACTGACTCAACGGAGACGTTTTATAAAGCGTTCCGCGAACGTGAAATTACATTTAATACGTTTAAGTCTCTTGCCAAGCAGGGTGACGAGGCTGCCTCATCGTTCCTCTTAAACAATAGTTTTGAGATGATGAAGCCGCAGGCGATCCAAAACGCTTTAACCCAGAACTCCCGTATTATTTCGATGATTGTGGCCGACAAGAGCATGAAGCCGGAAGAAAAGCGCCAGTTTATTGATATGCTCTATTCTCAGCGCATCACGATGGCCAAGCGCGGGAATGACATATTGAAGGAATTGGATAAAGCGGCAAAAGAGGCCGGATTGAAATAAACGTGTGTTGACAGTATAAAGGTCTAAATCAGGGGATTTGCTATGGCTGACTATAATATTACCGCAGTAACGAGGCGTGTAGTTTACACCGGGTCAGCGGGAACCGGACCATATTCCTTTAGCTTTCCCGTTCTGACGCAGTCGGATTTGGCCGTCTATAAGAACGCCACCAAACTGACGCTCACGACCGATTACACCGTAACAATCAGCGCAGTAAACGGCACTGGCTCAATTACCCTTGTCAGCGCAGCCACTAGTTCCGACCGCATCACGATCATCGGCGCTCGGACAATTGAGCGCACGACCGACTTCGTGACCGCTGGCGACCTGAAGGCATCCTCACTAAATGAGCAACTGGATAGCCAGATCATTATGATCCAGCAGCTTGCCGAGGAAAACAAGCGCACTCTGAAGGCTCCTCAATATGACCCGGCGGCTGTCGAAGACGGCGGCACGGTTAACATGGTTCTTCCGGTGGCGGCTTCCCGCGCTGGCAAGACACTGGCTTTTGACTCATCCGGTAACCCTGTCGTCGGTGAAGACATCGGCAACTGGCGCGGTAATTGGGCGGCTGGCACAGCCTATACAGTCCGTGACTTGGTTAAGGACGGATCGAACTCAAACGTCTACCGGGCTAACACGGCTCATACCTCAACTGGCACGACCCCGATCTCTAGTAATGCTGATTCGGCCAAGTGGGACTTGGTGGTTGATGCGGCTGCGGCTGGAGCTTCGGCGGCAGCGGCGGCAGCGTCTGAGGCGGCGGCAGCGGCTTCTGCGGCACTTGCTAATGATTGGGCGACAAAGACTTCCGGCCCTGTCGCTGGTGGTGAATACTCGGCTAAGTATCATGCGACGGCTGCGGCTTCTTCAGCTTCTACAGCCTCTACAGCGGCTACCAATGCCAGCAATGCCCAGACTGCGGCAGAGGCGGCTAGAGACCAGACGCTGACGGCTTTTGACAATTTTGACGACCGTTACCTCGGAACAAAAACATCTGATCCGACGCTCGACAATGACGGTAATGCCTTGGTTGCCGGAGCCTTATACTTCAATTCCGTCTCTGGAATTATGAAAGTTTACACTGGCTCGGCATGGGTAGCGGCATACGTCAGTGGCACAGGGTTTGTGGCTCAAGACAGTGCTACTGGATCGGCCTATATCCCGACAGGAACGACAGCACAGCGGCCTAGCCCTGCTACTGGTTACTTTCGCTTTAATACGACCTTAAGCCAATTCGAAGGCTATAATGGCACGGCTTGGGGCTCTATCGGCGGTGGTGCAACTGGTGGTGGAACTGACAGTGTGTTCTTCCAGAATGGACAAACGGTCAACACAAGCTATAGCATACCAGCCAATACAAATGCTGGCTCGTTTGGACCCATTACGATTGGCGCATCAGCGACAGTAACTATTCCTTCTTCATCGACTTGGACGGTGGTTTGATATGGGCAATCTTACACTTAACGGCGCAACATCGGGCCAGATTACGCTTGCACCGCCAGCGGTAGCAGGGACAAATACGATCTCATTGCCAGCACAAACGGCAACCGTCCTTACCGATTCATCGGCGGCTATGAACATTGGTTCTGGTCAAATCTATAAGGATGCCTCCGGCAACGTCGGGATTGGGACGAGTTCGCCATCATATAAATTAGAAGTTAATTCAGGCTCTAATTCTTATGGTGTTAGTTTTTCTGCAACAAGTGCAGCTAATTCACTACTTGCTTTTAGAGATTCTTCAACAACCAGTATTGGCCCGTTTGTTGGGTCGTCTGGTAACAATCTTGTATTTGGTCGTGGCGGTGTTGCAGAATATGCCCGTATCGACTCCAGCGGTAATTTGCTGGTGGGGGCAACGTCATATGCTGGTTTATGGGGCGGAGGCATTTACTCTAACGCAGATATTGCGATTGGAAATAATTCTGGAACTGCTGGCAGATATTGCAGATTAGATGGATTCTCTGACAAATTAAGCGTTGTTTGGAGTTCTTCTTCTACAGACAACAATTCTATCTATTATGCTTGGGGCGGAACAGCTTGGGTAAATTCATCAGATGAACGGTTAAAAGAAAACTTAATTCCGATTGATAATGCGCTACAAAAAGTAAATTCTTTGCGAGCTGTTATTGGTAATTTTATTTCAGATGAAGAAAAAATAAAACATCCGTTTTTGATTGCTCAAGATGTACAGAAAGTTTTGCCAGAAGCGGTTGATGCAAATGATCCTGAAAAACTAGGCGTTGCGTACACAGATGTTATTCCGCTTCTTGTAGCAGCAATGCAAGAACTCAAAGCAGACAACGATGCGCTCAAGGCTCGCATTACAGCATTGGAGGCTAAATAATGCCTGCACTTCTTAAGACTACGCAAATCCAAGAGCCGTCATCGGCATCAGTAAACCTGACGCTTGATGCTAATGGCAATGGCACCTTTGCTGGCACATCTGTCATGTCATCGCCATATACGATGCGGAATAAGATCATCAATGGCGCAATGGTCATCGATCAGCGTAATGCGGGGGCGAGTGTAACGCCAACGACTGACTTAACGTATTTGTTAGATAGATGGTTAGTCGGGCTTACTCAATCATCTAAATTTTCCGTTCAACAAAATGCTGGTTCTGTAACTCCGCCAAGTGGGTTCTCAAATTATCTTGGTTGCACTTCACTATCTGCTTATTCTGTTTTGACTGCGGATTCATTTAGATTAAGCCAGCGCATAGAAGGATTTAATTTTAATGATTGCGCTTGGGGCACTGCATCAGCGGTAACAATTACTTTGTCTTTTTGGGTGCGTAGTTCATTAACTGGAACTTTTGGTGGGTCACTTACAAATTCTGCACAAAACTATTCTTACCCATTTACGTTCATTATTAATTCAGCAAACACTTGGGAACAAAAGTCTGTAACTATAGTCGGCCCAACAGCAGGCACATGGGTTGGAGGGACAAACGGAATAGGCGTAATTTTGAACTTTAATTTAGGTGCGGGAGCAACTTATTCAGGTGCAGCTGGTTCATGGTCTGCAAACACTTATTTATCAGCTACAGGCGCAACATCAGTCGTCGGCACCAACGGCGCAACCTTCTACATCACAGGCGTCCAGTTAGAACGCGGCACTGTCGCTACACCATTTGAATATCGCAACTATCAGCAAGAGTTAGCGATGTGTCAGAGGTATTTTGCTTTAGCGCCTATTTATGGAACTGGGATTGCTTGCACTACAACAACTTGGGATTGCACATTTGCTTTTCCAGTTCCCATGAGAGCAACTCCAACAATGTCAGCAAATACTACAGTAACAATAACAAACGTAACGACTGCCGACTACACTCAATCATCTGCAAATATCAATACTGATGTAAATACAGGAAGCGCAACAAGTCATTTACGTTTTGGAAATTTTACTGGATTGACAGCTGGTAATATTTATCAAGTGAGAAATGGCAATATATACGTCAATGCTTCAGCGGAGTTATAATCATGTATAGTAATGCTCAATATACAATTTATGATTCTATCCGCGTTGACATCAACGGCGTGACTAGCTTTGTCCCGCTTGATCCCGCCAACTCAGACTATGCCGCGATCATGGCCATCGTCGCTGAAGGCAAACTGACCATAGCGCCAGCTAACGCTGAAGGAGCAAACTAATGCCCGTAACCATTAACGGAACAACTGGTATCGCTGGCGTAGATGGTTCTGCTGGAACCCCTGCTGTCCAAGGCACTGATACTAACACGGGTGTATTCTACCCTGCTGCTGATACGGTAGGTGTATCTACAGGCGGTAGCGAGCGTATGCGCGTGGACAGCAGCGGCAACGTTGGGATTGGGACTAGTTCGCCACAAAGTCGTGTTCAAATTGTTGGGTCTGCGGCTGCTGCTCCAACTGGAGGCGATGGTCTTCATCTCGGCGCTGCTGGTGGTTATGCCACCATTGAAATGTGCGGCACAACTGGAGGCTATATTGATTTCAGCAAGGGCAACGGAACGGATCAGTTAGGTAGAATTATTTACGATAACGTAAATAATATTATGTCGTTTAATACAAACAGTACTGAACGCGCCCGCATCGACTCCAGCGGCAATCTGCTGGTGGGAAATACAACATCTCCAAATACAACACGTTTGTATGCAAAAGCGTCCACTTCAGATGGCACTACCAGAGCATTTTATTTAGAAAACTCTGCGGGTTCTGTGTTGTTTACAATATTTTCTGATGGTGGTTTTAACACGGGAACGGCAGCATTTGCTCCTTATAATAACACGACAGCAACCGCCGCAAACTTAAATGTCGATTCTTCAGGTAGTTTTAAAAGATCAACATCGTCGCTTCGTTATAAAATAAATGTTCAAGATGCCACGCATGGTTTATCCGATGTTATGAAACTTCGTTCTGTAACATACAATGGTAAAAATGACGGCGATAAGGTCTTTGGTGGCTTTATTGCTGAAGAGGTTGATGAGGCAGGTTTGTCTGAATTTGTTGCCTATGATGAAGAAGGTCGTCCAGATGCCCTGCATTATGGCAACATGGTTGCTCTCATGGCAAAAGCAATTCAAGAACTATCCGCTAAAGTAGATGCACAAGCGGCAGAAATCGCAGCACTTAAAGCCAACGCTCCAGCATAATAGGTGAAACATGTCAGATGATCTCAACCAACAAATCGGACGGTTAGAGGCTCAGGTCGATATGCTTCACAAAGATATGTCTGAGATGAAAATTGAGATTAAATCCATAGCCGCCGCCATGAACCGCTGGAAAGGCGCTGGTGCTTTATTGGCCCTGATCGGTGTGGTATTTGGGTTCTTCGTGGACTTGGCTTTCAAAGCAATAGGTCGTTAATGGACCCGATTACTCTGATAGCCGGAGCGACTGCGGCCTATAACGGGCTGAAGTCAGCTATTGCGGCTGGCAAAGAGATACAGGAGATGGCTCAGGACTTGGGCAATCTCTGGAACGCTGTCGGGCAGCTCACCCATCTAGCCTCTACACCCGTAAAGAAGGGCCTGTTCTCCAATCCTGCTGACATCGAGAAGCAAGCTATGGAGCGGTATGCTGCCAAGGCTAAGGCTTTCAAGATGCAAGAGGAGATCAAGAACCTGTTCATTTCCATCTACGGTGTTGGAGCCTATGAGTCGGTGCAGCGGGAAGTCATAGAGATTCGTAAAGAAGTAGATCGCCAGCATCGTGAAGAAGAACGGCTGGCTGCCGAACGTGCCGCAGAACTAAAGGATGCCGCTGGCTTGTTCCTGATCGTCATGGGACTGATCGTGGCCATTGCCGTAGTTGGTATTCTCCTAATAATCAAACTCAGCCACTAAGGATCATCCTATGGATTTGCTGAAGACCTTTGGACCACTGGTTAGCTCGGTCGCGCCTACGATTGCTACGGCTCTCGGTGGCCCTGTCGCTGGTATGGCTGTCAAAGCCCTGTCTAATGCCTTGCTAGGCCACGCTGACGGCACAGAAGACGAGATCAATGCCGCTCTCGCCAATCCAACGGCAGACCAATTGGCGGCTCTTAAAAAGATCGACGCTGATTTCAAGGTTCAGATGAAATCTCTGGATATTGATCTGGAAAGAATTGCTGCTTCTGACCGTGATAGTGCCAGAAACTACGCCATTATGACCCACGATCTTACACCAAGGGTTCTGGCAGTTATCGTTGTTGTGGCTTGGGGATGTGTGCAATGGTTCATGTTGCATAATGTCATCGAATCATCCATGCGTGAATTGATTGCCCGTGTTCTTGGCACACTTGATGGCGCTTTGATGTTGGTTCTTTCCTACTATTTCGGCTCCGCTCACCGTCACACGGATGGCAAGTAATGAAATCGAACTTTGATTTGGCTCTCAAGCATCTCCTGAAACATGAGGGCGGTTACGTAAATCATCCACGCGATCCGGGCGGTCGAACCAATCTCGGTGTCACACAACGTGCATGGGAAGAGTATAAAGGCAATCCTGTCGATGAACAGGAAATGCGGAGCCTGACGCAAGAGATGATCACGCCGTTCTATAAGACCCGATACTGGAACCTTGTCCGAGGGGATGAACTCCCCTCTGGGGTAGACTACTGCGCCTTCGATGTGTCGGTGAACTCTGGTGTCGGTCGTGCTGTCCGTTTCCTACAGCTTGCATCCGGTGTTGTAGCTGATGGTCTGATCGGACCCGGCACAATGAACGCGATTGCCAAGGCTGATCCTAAAGAACTGGTGAAGAAGATTTGCGATGAGCGTCGTGAGTTCCTTCATCGGCTGGATACATTCGACACATTCGGCAAAGGCTGGATGCGTCGAGTCTCAGATGTAGAGCGCGTAGCATTGGAAATGGCAGATGTCTCCCCCTAAGTTATCCAAGGAAGTAGCGGCAGAGACCGTCAAGGTCTTCTTT